AGTCGCATAATTTTCTTTGTCTTTGTAAGAAGACCATTGTTCGATTAGTTCGTCAATTGTCATTGTTTATTTTCCTGTTTGACTATCTAAATCTGTGCAACCTGTGCAAGATACGCAATCTGTGCAACCGTCGCAACATTCGCAATCTTTGCAATATGAGCAACCTAAGCAATATTCGCAATATGTGCAATTTTTGCAATACGTGCAATCGACGCAATCTGTGCAAGATTCGCATTCGTTACAGTCTATGCAACCGTTGCAATCGTTACAACCTTCGCAATTAAAGTTATTACCCTCATCCATTTTCAGGGCTTGGTTATCAGCAGTTTCTTGCGATATTTTGGAAGTACCTACATTCCCGTTCTTTGTTTTTGTGCTGATAAACATTGTTTATTTTCCCAAGATTTTTTTGATAATCAAACCCAAATCTGGCGCTTCCCATTGATCTAATTTGCCGCTTCTGTCTTTCGCTAACCAGAGGCCATCGCTATCACACATTAAAGCGCGGTGTGATTGACCGTCTTCTGATTTTTCAATCCTTAGCGCTAAGACCTCATCAAAAAAGTAAGGCAAGCTCTGACCTGTTTTGTTACCTGGCATAGAAGGTGCATATAAAATACGACCCATCTCGTCGCTAGTCTTCTCAAGCTTTGCAGACATGTAAACATGACGATTTGGCAGGTCACGGAACAACCTGATAATGTCAGCCATCTGTTCTTGCATATTTCCATATGCAGCGCGTGGGTCTTTTGTGGCCTTTTTTTCATAACTCAAAACAACCTCGGCAATCTCGCTGATCGAATCAATAGCTACTGACTCAAAGTCCTTAGACTCAGCACTATCTGCCAGCCAGTTGTAAGCCTCTTTAAGGCTTGTCATGTCTTTGATTTCAAGAAAAGGTAGGTCAGCACCTTGGATAGACAATAGACCGCCCTCGGCTGACAATACGATCGGATTGGGTAATGTAGCAATGAGGCTAGTTTTTCCAGCTCCTGCGGCTCCGTAAGCAAGAAGCTTTACAAAATGTGCTTCTAGCGATCCCGTGCGTTTTAGATTGATAGCCATTATGATAAATTCCTTTTTGTATCATTGTTGCGTTCCCACAGAAACTCGGTCGATGCTTTTGCACCATTGTTTGTAAGTTGCAGCTCTGTATATGAAACAGATGAACGCCCAGGCCCTACATACAACCCTTTATGGCTGTAATGAGGCAGGTACGTTATTTCTCCTAGCTTAAAAACTTTTTGCTTTTCAAGCTGCATTATTTCATTGCCACTGTTGGCCATAATTACCCCTTTAAATGATGCGAATATCAGTAAATCTGTTTGTCGCTGATGAAATCATAGCACCTTATTTATGATAAAGTAAACCCGTTCAAGAAAATTTTTTTTTAAAGGCAAAAAATGTTAAGCGTAGACCAAATTAAGAGCAGATTAAAAGATTCAAATTTAAAGCGTGTAGCTATAGCGTCAGGTGTAGACAAAGGGGTTGTGTATAGGTTTATGTCTGGAAAAACAGAGCCTCTATATAAGACAGTCAAGGCTTTGTCCGATTACTTGCAAGCCGCCAGTGTCTAAAGTAACCATGACTACTCAAAGACACTCTAATCTAGAGGCAGCGCTTTTTTACGCCCAAATCGGCTGGAAAGTATTTCCTATCACGCCGGGTCAAAAGTTTCCGCTTGCCAAATCTCATGGTAAAGATGACGCGTCGAACGACCCAGCGGTTATAAATGATTGGTTCAGCGGATACCCAGAGCGTAATGTAGCCGTGGCTATGGGGCCAGGCTCAGGTGTCATGGCTTTTGACATTGACCCTAAAAACTTGGGCGATATAAGCTGGGACAAGTGGATTGACGAAAACGGGAAAGTCCCCGGCGGCATTACTCAAATCTCACCCAGTGGAGGTTTTCACCACATCGCTAAGTATGACGATAGGTTTAGCTCTGACGACTTTATACCCGGCGTTGACCTCCAGTCAAAAGATGCTTACCTTCTTGTCTACCCATCCAAAATCAGGGTAGAAGGCGGTGGCTATAAATATTACGAATGGGAAGGCGAAGGAGACCCTTGGGATGGCGTAATTCCTTTTGTAGTTCCTGACCCATGGGTGATAGCTTACGAGGCTCTTAAAAGCGCTCCTAAACAGCGGGGGGATTCATCTGGTTTTTCCGTTATACCAGAAGGCGCAAGAGACAAGACACTCACTGCCCTAGCCGGCCATTTGCAGAGAATCGGACTGCCAGAGAACGCTATGCGTGCAGCGCTTGACTCGGTTAATGCTGATGTATGCAATCCTCCAATGCGCAGTCAACAAGTAGACAAAATCATCAAGTCAGTAGCAAGGTACGAGCCAGACTTTGATTTCATTGAAGCGCAGCAACGCGGTATCTCATCCGTCGAAGCACTGTTTAATAAGCCGCCTCAGATAGAGCAAAACATCATTGACAAGCTGCAAACTGTCTGTGGTAGCGACTTATCTGACGAGTACGAAGCACCAGATGAACTTGTAGAGGGGCTCTTTTGTATCGGAAGCTTAGTGGTGGTATACGGTGATTCAAACAGCGGTAAAACCTTCTGGGCCTTGTCTGTAGCTACAGCGATAGCTACCGGAGAGAGATGTTACGGACGCCAGACCGACCAAGGAATTGTTATATACCTCGCAAGCGAAGCGCCAGGTAGCATTAGGTCGCGGATGCAAGCTATTAAAAAACATCGTGGCGTTAGCCTTGAAAATTTATACATGGTTCCGCTGCCACTTAATTTTTTCAACGGCGACGAGCACACTGACGACGTTATTAAGCTTGTAAAAGAGATTGAAGAAAAAAGCGGCAAGAAAGTGCAACTAATCATAGGCGATACGCTAGCACGGCTCAGCTCTGGCGCAAATGAAAATAGCGGCGAAGACATGGGGCCAATCATGGATAAGTTTAATCGCATATCGACTGAAATAAAGTCAGCTTTTATGCTTATTCACCACAATGGCAAGGATGCGGCAAAAGGCGGTAGAGGATGGAGCGGTATCCGCGCTTTCATTGACACTGAAATCGAGGTGATAGAAAAGGACGGTGTGAGGTCAGTAACAGTTACTAAACAACGCGAGATGCCTAGCAAGGGGGAAGTTATCTACTTTAAGCTTGACGTCGTTGAGATGGGTTTTAGCAAGTTTGGAGAGGTATCTAGCACATGCGTTGCTATGCCTGACGACAACCCAGTGGCAGTTAAAAACTCTATCACTAAATCACTGTATGACGACAATGTCAGGAAAATAGAGGACGCATGGGTTAGCTCTGGAAAAGAGTACATAAATGACATGCCGTACATCACCCGCTCTGCGCTGAAAATGTATTTGGAAACTTTGGGTATGCAGGCCAGAACTATTGAAAATATGCTCCAAAAAAACCGCAAAGGCAGCTTAATTTCAAAGTTGATCGAGGTCAATTACATACAAGAAACACAGCATGGTTGGACGTTTATTGACGAGCAACAAGTCTCCGCAATGGAGATAAAGTCAAGAATGAAAGCAAAATGAAAGGAAAATGAAAGAAATGACTTTTAAAAAGCCCCCTTCAATCCCCCTTGCTTTTTTGAAAGTAGAATCCCCCTCGAAGCCCCCTCGAGCCCCCTCGAAAACGTGTTTCTATAGCTACAGGTGAGGGGGGTTGAAGGGGGGTTGAAGGGGGTGCGGGTAAATATGAATAAAACCCCCTCACCCCCCTCATCTCCATAGGAGAGGGGGGGGATGGGTTTTAATGAATCCGATGATTTTTTAAGAAAAAATATGTTAGTAACTACTAACTTAAAAAAGGAAAATTTTATATGAAGATAAAAAGTGTGAAACAAGGGCATATGTATGAATACAAGGGCAAGCAAGTCATGAGTTTAGAAAATGCGGAAGGAGTAGCTAAAGTGGCCAGAGTAGACACAAAAAGAACCTACCCACTGGGCTATGCTTTCTATGCACGCGTGGATGACCTCACGCCGCTTCCAATGGCCTATTTTTTCAATGAGATACCCGAGTGACCGCGATAGATGCTATTGCCGCATATCGACTTAAATTGCTAGCAAATGGCCGGATGCTTGAAGCCAGAGCAGTGGAGCGCTGCATAAAAATAACAAAAGACAAAAAACAAGAAAAAGATAATGCCATTAAAAATTTGGAAGTTCTTTTATTAAAACGGAAAATGATTGATAATCAAGATACACCCCGACTATCCATTGGACCCTAACTGATGACTGCGACGGGTAAATCGCAGTGTTTCTCCTACGTTCAGCGCAGAGCGGCATTAGGAAGTGACGCAAGGGCAACACTCAGGCCGTCTGGCTAGTCCTATGGGTGGTTTCTTAACTTAATAAGGAAATATAAAAATGAACAACGTTACTGCACCGCGCATCACGCCGGCAGACATCGAGGCCAACATTGTTGGCGAATACTACTTTACGGCGCGTGATGGGTTGCTCGGTGCTACAGGTACGTATAGACCTGATGGTCGCTCGATTCCGGCGTTAGACCTGTTGACGTTCTGTGTACTGGTGCTGCGCAACGGTTTCACCGTCACAGGCGAGTCAGCTTGTGCCAGCCCAGAAAACTTTGATGCTGAAATTGGCCGCAAAATTGCACGTGCCAACGCAGTTCAAAAAATATGGCCGCTAATGGGCTATGCGCTCAAATCAAAATTAAATAAGGAAATGTAAAGATGAAAACACCAATGCCTAAAATGCCAGCAAAAAAAGCTCCTGCAAAACCAGGTTATGGCATGCCCTCTAAGGCTCCCATGAAGAAGACAAAATGATGAAACCCGGTCTTTACGCAAATATCGCAGCCAAAAAAGAACGCATTGCTGAACAAAAGTCCAGCGGTGCTAAAGTTGAGCGAATGCGCTCGCCCGGCGCTAAAGGCGCTCCGACCGCTGCAAACTTTAAACAAGCAGCTAAAACAGCTAAGAAATAATGTAAGCTTTAACAATGAACTATGAAACTTTAGAACACAATATTATTTTTCTTACGAAAACAGATGGGCCTATTACTAAAAAATATAGTACACCAGCAGTTGAAGGCGCTGTCGAGATGTTGCAATATCTTAGTGAAATAGGTAATAAGACTTCAACAACAAAAGAAGAAATAGAGTCAGCAGTAGGATCAACTACTGCTCTATTAATTGTTTATTGTGAATCTAAAGGTTTAAGCTTAACTAAATGTTTGGAAATTGGTATTAAGAACTTCAAAGAAGCTTTGCATGAAGATATTCCAGAAAGTATGCAAACTCCTAAATCGGCATGAATAAAGTAATGGAAGGTTGGGACGGTTAATGGCACTTACAGGTAAACAAGAAGCATTCGCGCAAGGCATGGCGAATGGCGCAACTCAAACCAGCGCATATCGCAAAGCATATGGCTGTGAAAAGATGCTGCCTGCAACAATTCAAAACAACGCTTACAAGCTTACAATCCGTAACGATATAAAAACGAGGATTGCCGAACTGCAATCTGCCCTCACTTCAAAATCCCTTTGGACGCGCGAGAAGAGCGTTCTAGCGCTTGCAATGATTGCGGACAATGGTGAGGGTAGGTCAAGCGATATAGTCGCTGCAATCAAAGAATTGAACGCTATGCACGGCTTTAACGCTCCGACTAAGCAAGAGCTAACGCACACGTTCCCACGCGCAATTCATGTCGTCGCAGGACGAATTTAGTGTTGAGTTTCCGCCCAAGCTGGCGGAAATGCTCTTCAAGCCCAGCCGCTATAAATTCATACGCGGCGGCCGTGGCTCGTCAAAATCTTGGTCAGTCGCTAGGGCCTTAATCATTAAAGCCTTTTCAAAGCCCGAGCGGATTCTTTGCACTCGAGAAGTGCAAAAGTCAATCAAGCAGTCTGTTCACCAGTTGCTTAAAGACCAAATCGAGCAGCTAGGACTTCAAAGCTTTTTTACTATATTAGAGAACGAGATTCGAGGCCTCAATGGCTCAGCTTTTTACTTCTCGGGTCTTAGCGACCAGACGACTACTTCGATAAAGTCTTTCGAGGGATGCACCCTAGTTTGGTGCGAAGAAGCACAAGCAATCTCTAATACATCTTGGGAAATTCTAAAGCCAACGATTCGCGTTAACGGCTCTGAGATATGGGTCACTTACAATCCCCAGCTTGACACAGATGCAACGCACATAATGGCAGTAGTTAATCCAGCACCTGACACTTTAAGCATAGAACTTAACTATGGTGACAATCCGTGGTTTCCCGAAGTGCTGGAGAAAGAGCGTTTGCACGCAATGGCGACTATGAAGCCAGAGGACTACGCTCACATATGGGAAGGCCAATGTAAACCAGCAGTCGAGGGCGCAATTTACTTTGACGCTATGAGCGCAACAATAAGCGGCAATCGCATCCGAGAAGTGCCCCACGATGCGTCGCTCAAAACTCACGTTGTATTTGACCTTGGCATGAGTGATGCTATGACGTTAATCCTAGTGCAGAAAGTAGCCTCTGAGATTCGAGTAATTCACTACATTGAAGGCACTCAGCGCATCTTGGCGGATTACAGCGCTGAGCTTCGAGGCTTAAAGCTTGACGACCAGCCGATGAACTGGGGAAATCTCTACCTGCCCCATGATGGCTTTCATGTACGTCATCAAAGCGGCAAAGACGATGCGTCAATCTTGCGTGGTCTTGGATGGGATGTCCAGCCAGTGCCCAATACTGGCATTAATACTGGCATCGACAGAGCGCGTGAGATGTTCCCAAGGGTGTACTTCAACAAAGACCGAACTCAGCGTTTGGTAGAATGCCTAAAGCGCTATCGCTGGAATATCAACAGCAAGACAGGCGAAGCTGTAGCTCCATTGCATGATTCTTTCTCGCACGGTGCAGATGCTTTCAGATACCTTGCATTGACAGAAGGCATGATGTCAAACGACACTTACGGGGGTGTCTTGAATTACCCAAAATCAAACAACGCATAGTCGAGAAGACTACCGAAGGCAAAAATGGCAAAATCGAAACCGCTCACAGAAGAAGAATTAAAAGCACTTGTTAACAGCGAGATGCGATCCTCACTTGGCTACACGTCGTCTAAGCTAAGCCATAGCCGCGAAAAAGCTATTTACTACTACCTTGGCCTGCCAGTCGGTGACTTGTCAGCGCCAGAAGTTGACGGCCGCTCAAGTGTAATTAGCACTGATGTGCGCGACACTATCGAAGCCATACTGCCACAGCTAATGGTAACGTTTACAGGCTCCGACAAAGTAGCAGAATTTGAGGCTCAAAAGCCCGAGGACGAGGAGAAAGCCCGTCTTGCTACTGAGTACATGAATTATCTTTTCTTCAAGAAGAACGCGGGCCACAAGCTGTCGCTGACTTGGATGAAGGACGCGCTCATGCAAAAGAATGGCATTGTCAAAGTCTGGTGGGACACGCGGCATGAGGAAAAGAAAGAAGAGTATCGCGCACTGACTGACGTTGAATTGGCTCAGGTGATGGATGACGAGGAAGTTGAAGTAACAGAGCAGACAGCCTACCCGGACGAGAACGACGTTAAACAGCGTGAGCAAGCTATTGCACAGCTTAACGCCCAGATGGCTACGGTCATGCAGGCAATGCAGCAGGGCGACCCCAAGGCTCAGCAAGCGCATATGCAGATTGAGCAGCAGATAGCGCAGATTAATGACACACCGCCGGTCATGCTATATGACATTACTTGCAAGCGCATTAAGACTGAGGGCAAGATAAGCATTGAGAACGTGCCGCCGGAAGAATTCCTTATCGACCGGCAAGCTAAGAATATCCAAGATGCTAAGTTTGTAGGACACCGCGTACAGCGTACTGTCTCAGAGCTTAAGTCTATGGGATACAAGAACGTCGACGACATAAGCGGAGAAGACCAGAGCCAAGCAAACAACGCAGAGCGCATTCAACGTCTAAGCTACAACGATGAAAACGCTTACATGTCAGACGAGATTAACACTGCAGATGAATCGCAGCGCAATATCTGGGTAACTGAATGCTACTTGCGTACGGATTTTGACGGAGACGGAATCTCAGAATTGCGAAAAGTGACAATCGCTGGCGACCGCTTGCTTGACAATGAGGAAGTTGATTTCATCCCGTTTGTTAGTATTTGCCCGACACCTTTGCCGCATACGTTCTTTGGTCTGTCAATCGCTGACTTGGCAATGGAAAAACAAAAGTCTAAGACCAGTTTGCTTCGCGCAATGCACGACAATGTGTATCTTGAGGCAAACGGTCGTTACTTTGCGCTAGAAGGCCAAGTAAATCTTGACGACTTGATGACCTCTCGACCCGGCGGCATTGTGCGCATTAAGTCACCGGGCGCAGTCGGACGACTTGACCAAGGGGCGACTAACTCGGCCGGCACGATGGCGCTCATGGAGTTTACTACTCAGCAGCTTGAGAACTCGACTGGCTGGTCTAGGCAAAGCATGGGCAACGATGCGTCAGGCTTGGCTACAACGGCAACAGCGGCCAACATCGTCACTAACAAAGCTGATATGCGCATCGACTTGATAGCGCGCAACTTTGCTGAAGGCTTTAGCGAGTTGTTTCTGTTCATGCTCAAGCTTACGTGCCAGCACCAAAACAAGAAAGTAATCGCTAAGATTGCAGGCGACTGGAAAGACATTGACCCACGCGAGTGGCGCAATCAGTTTGATGTCAACATTAATGTAGGCATTGGTCTAGGCAACAAAGACCAAAAGATTCAACAAGCCATGATGCTAATGGCGCAGCAAGAAAAAGTGTTTCCGCTGGGCGTTTCTAATGCTCAAGGTATTTATCAAGCCAGCACTGAGGTGGCGCGACTCTTAGGTTACAAGAATGCAGACAAGTTTTTCACTGACCCAAGCAAGCAACCTCCACAGCCGCCGCGCCCCGACCCAGAACAAATTAAGATGCAAGGTGCGATGCAGCTTGAGCAAATGAAGATGCAAGCAGAGGCGCAGGGCAAGCAGTTTCAGGCACAAGCTACTGCGCAAGTCGAGCAAATGAAGTTGCAATTCCAAGCGCAAGCAAACGACGCAACGCGCAATCACGAAGCGCAACTAACTCAACTCAAGATGCAGATGCAGGCTGAGGTTGATAACAACGCGCAGTTGGCGCAGCAAAAGCAGCGCACGGTCGAGCAGCAAAACGAGGCGCAACTAAATCAGATGAAGTTTGACGCTGAGCAAGCTAAAACCGTTGTTGAGTATGAGCACAAGCTACGTGAACAAGACTTTGCACGCTTCAAAGCGCAGCTAGAAGCTGAGACTCGTATCCTAGTGGCTCAGATTGGTGCTGAGAAAGGCGAATCAGCTATTGCTGGCGGTGCTGAGGAAATGGGCGAGCCCAATATGAACAACGCTCTAGCGCTTGCTATGCAGGGCTTTACGCAAGCAATAAGCAACATGAACCAGCCGCGTACTATCGTCCGTGGCCCTGATGGCCGTGCACAAGGGATTATGTAATGGCAGATAACACTGTATTAAATCTTGGCGTAGGTGGTGATACGATTGCGACAGATGATATAGCGGGCGTTAAGCACCAATTAGTAAAATTGGAGTATGGCGTTGCTGGCGCTGCGACATTGGTAAGTCCTGCAAACCCGCTGCCCATATCAGTAGCTACGCTGCCTAACGAGGCTGGAACATGGACTTATAATGCAGGCGTTACGGGGTCTTACTCCGCATCTGCGGGTAAAAGGGTTTTGCAGATAACAATGGTCGGCGGCGCAGGCGGGGGTACGTTAACGATAAACGGCGGCGATAGCATACCCATACCTCAAGACGTCAGCTTAGCTATTTCACCTCGGGCAAACTTAATCGCACCTAGCATGGTTTTTACCAACACAACCGCATATTTTATAGAGCTAGTCCAATGATAGGATACCAAACGCAACGAAAAGTAACGGGTGGCATCCCCGCAGGCGCTGCGGTTATGAGTGACGGCGTATCTGCGGAAGCTGGGCTTGCTGCAAACGACACCCAAGCCGCGCAAACAGAGACTAATGCTTTTTTCTTGGACGTTAATTATGCCGACACTAATGCTGGTCAAGAGGAGGCTGTAGAAACAGGCTTTTCAGGCTATCTGGATACTAGCGCAGCCCAAAGCGAAGCAAGACAATCTACGCTAACGAGGTGGGCAACTATAGCTGTTACTAGTGGGACAACTGCTCCAACTAATCCAAATAATGCGTTAGCTGAAAATGATGGATTGTTTGCTACTTGTAAAGCGGGCGGCGTATCTAATGGAAAGTCTGGTTTAACATTGACAATTGTTTCACCTTTGACGGGCTGCGGGGATGCACCTACTTTCTTGGCTTACTACCTTGATACGCTAACACCCGGTGTTGACAGTGCATCCCAAAGAATTAGTTATCGTCAAATCGGTCAAGGTTCTGACACTTTTATAAATACGCCGGTTGGGAATTTTTCAGTAACCCCTTTTAGCGTAGTTTTAACAAACATCGACTTGGCCTTTGATATAACGGTCGGTTTTCAACATTCGTCAAATACTCCAGCTTTGGGCGGTTCCATCACCGTAGACGCTGTAGGAATATCATCACAAGGGGTTTTATGAATATCGAAAAAAACGAAACGCAGGAAAGCGCTATCGGCTTATGGGTTTTAGAATGGTTTGAGGGCGACGTACAAAACGAATCAACCAAACTAGGGCAACTTAACGGAAAAAACTTAATTACAACTTTAGGCAAGGGTTTGACCTTAGACCGTTTATTTGGTCTAAGCGCATCTACAGCCCTAACGGGTATGTCGGTGGGGACAAGCGCTACAGCCGCAGCAATAGGCGATACGGCCATTACTACGCCTACTTTTAAGGTATTTGATGCAACACCCACAAGAACAGGTCTTGTTGTAACTTGCATTACTACCTATGCAACTAGCGAAGCCAATATAAATATTCAAGAAGTGGGTTTGCTAACAGCTTCAGCAAGCACTTTATTTAATCGCTTAGCGCCTATCGGCCCGTTTAATAAAACGTCGGCTGTAAGTTTGAAAATTACGGTAACGATTACTCAGACCTAACAAATGCTGCTCGTTTGGCAAAACAACCTAACTAAAAGTGTTGCTGCACCGGCTGGCGGCAGCTACGAATCAAAGAAAAAGTATGTAGTCAAAGCTGGCAATAAGCTACTGACGTTCTACACCGCGCAGGCCGCAATGGATGCGCTGGATAAAACGTTAATGGTAAAACCCAAGCCCGTCGAGCAAGTAGTTCCGCTATCTAATATCAAAGCGCTGATTGCCAAGCAAAGTTATATAGACTTTTTGAAAGCAAAAGAGTACGATAAAATGCTATCAATGTATTTAGACGCTCAGGACGAGCAAGACATTGAAGACTTACTACTAATGGCGTAAATGACTGACACACAAATTTATGATGCAAATCGCTGCGCTGAGGTTTTAGACAATGAAGCTTTTATCGCAGTTTTTAATGACATAGAACAAGAGGTAACGGAACAATGGAAGAATTCACCAGCCCGAGACGAGGAAGGCCGCCAAAAGCTTTGGGTCTATCTAACAGTGCTCAGGAAGGTCAAAGCGCAACTGACGCAGACTTTCGAGAACGGCAAGATGGCAGCGATAGAGCTGGAGCACAAGAGGACGTTAATGGAGCGGATTGGGAAGCGCTGGTAGAGGCGCTTAAATCTAATCGCAGTCACAAGCGCAGTGTAGCTATGGCTTATCATCCAAAACCAGTGGATAATTGGGTATCAACCATAACTGGATGGGTTCGTGTAACTGTCGGTGAAACCGGTTACACTTTAAACACTGGCGAGACAGTAAGAATATGAAAATCGTAAACCTGAAACAATTTTTAGAGTTGCCAGACAATGTGCTTTATGCAAAATATGAGCCTTGTTTTTTTGGGCCTTTAGAAATAAAAGTTGAATCCTTAGAAAATGATTTTTTTTCACAAGCAATCGCCGATTCTGTGTTGGCGCATGATAGCGAAGAATTCTCTAATGCTTTAGAAAGTTCTTTATTAAACGGAACTACTGTCGCAATGGATTTTTACAGTACTAGTCGTGATGGTTGTTTTGAAGACGCTCAATTGTTTGCGGTCTACGATAAAGAAGATGTTTTTCTGCTGATTGAGAGATTGAAAAGCTGTATTGAGTAAGAATTTAGCGTAACGGCCCCGCGCTTTTAATGGGGCTAGCATCCGTCGCGAGACGCTGCAAGAAAGTAACAACATGGATACTCCGTCATCGGAACCCAGCGCACTGAATGTAAACACCGGCGCTGAGGCGTTTGCTAGTTTTTTGGAGCCTTCAGCAGAGCCAGTAGAAAAGACAGCAGAGGCAGTAGAAGCCGAAGTCGTAGACGAGCTACGTCAAGACCTTGACAATGCCGAACCAGAAGCCTTAGAGGCCGAACCCGTCGATGCAGGTGATGACACCATCACAATCCGGGTTGACGGTAAAGACGTTGTCTTAAGCAAAGCCGAACTGGCTGACAATTACAAGAATGGTCTGCGCCAAGCAGATTACACTAAAAAGACTATGGCTACCGCTGAAGCGCTAAAGAGCGCAGAAGCTGAGACAGTCAAAGCACAGCAAGACCGCCAGAACTACGCAAACAACCTGCAACGCATGGCCGCGCAGTTAGAAGGCGGTTTGCAGCAACAGCAAAATATTGATTGGAACGCACTCTTAGAAGCAGACCCGGTCGAGTTCATGCGACAACAGCACCTCCAAACACAGAGGCAAGCCGCGTATCGTGAGAACATGGGCCAGCAGCAGCAACTAAGAGCGCAATATGACGCTGAACAGGCAACTAGCCAGCGGTCTTTTTTATCGGCGCAGCAAGATGAACTTCTTGCCAAGCTTCCCGATTGGAAAGACCCGACGAAAGCCACAGAAGGCAAAGCGGCTCTAAAAAGTTACTTGATTAATCAAGGCTTTAACGAGCAAAACATTGACAACATCCAAGACCACAAAGCCGTTCTTCTTGGCCGTAAAGCAATGCTCTACGATCAAATGATGGACAAAGCACGGGCAGCATCTAAGAAAGTCCAGACCCTCCCAAATCGGGTGGTACGTCCGGGCGTCACGGGTAACGCTAGTACTGATGGTAGGAGTTCGGCAATGCAAAAGCTTAACAAAACAGGCAAAGTAGAAGACGCAGCGGCAGCGTTTGCGAGCTTTATTTAAATTAATCTAATGCGTCGAGAGACGCCGGAACTATAT